CCAATGGCAACCACTGGAACCATTGCCCATATTGCAGGCATGAATAGTTGTGCAATTGTGTAGATGCATAACCCTGCAATGAAATGGTATTGTTTATCTATTGGCATATTTGATTGATTTAAGTTTTTCAATGTACAGGATTGCGTCCATTAGTTCTTCCTGCAGGTGTGTAAAGTAATCATCATTGTTGTTCTGTTCAAGTGTTGTGCCATACTTCTTGATACCTACTTCGCTGCGTTGGTTGAACTTGTCAACTACTTGTTGAACTATCTTGTCGGTCATTTGTTAATTATTAATAAAAGAATTAAGCCAATTACAGCAATGGTTCCTAAGATAATCATCATTATACATCCTTCTTTACGTTGTTGTTTATTTGTTGGTATTCCGTACATAATTTATTTGTTTACACGTATAATGTTGCCCACAATAAATTGGCAACAGCGCCAATAAAGAAAAACATCCATGTCTGATTAATCTTAGGCATTACACCTATATTTCCAATATCACGTGGACCAACTGCATAATCTTTAAATCCAAAGATTAATCCTGATCCAATGAATGCAGCTGCCATACCGGCAAAACCTTGAAACCAATATTGATTGTCTGCAAAAAATATTGGATTAATGAACCCAACAAGTAAGGCCATGCCTAATAAATTTTTAATTACTTTCATGTTTTTATTTTTAAAATTATATTATTTCTTTAATATTTCATCAATAAAGTTTTCAACTTGTATTCGTTGTGCTTCATCCAAATAAATTAACTTATCATTGATACCTTCAATCATAAATGAATCTGCTAGTTCTTTCTTAAGTATGTCCCTGTTCACTGGACTAAGTTTATGATCTATTGACTTGATTATAATATCACACTTTGTTATGTATGAATTGAACAGTTCTTTTGTTTGTGCTGTGCAATCTCGTTTGACATCTTCAAAGTAAATCTTAGCATTGTTGATGTGATGCAGTGCCTTTGCTAAACTGAATGTGTTCTGTGAGAAGTTCATTATTTATTTAAGTTTAGTGTGATGTTGTATGAAGAAATGATGTTTTCTATTTTATCATTTGGATTATAACCATTTATTTTAATTAACTCTATAAGTGCTTTTGTCTGTTCACCTGGTGTTGGTTTGCGTTTATGTTCAATCAATCCATCAGGTGTTGATGTGGTTTCTTCAACATCTATTTGTGCAAAACCAATTTGTTCAAGACGTTCAATTATCTCTAAACGCGTTTTAATGCCATTTTTAGCCGCTTCAGTAACTTCTTGTGTGATTACCTCATTTGTCAAAGATTGTTTAAATTCGGTACGTTTCTGTACTTCTAGCTGTGCTTTAGGTTTCAATCTGTAAAACATATCTTTAGAAAGTTGCAAATTATCGCAAATTATCGCATTTTTATATGTCTTATCTAACTGCTGTTTCTCTAGTTCATCAGCAATCCTAAGAATCCTTTGTTCGTTTTTTTGTACTTTTTTCATTTGATATTGGTTTTTGTTCTGCTTCCTGCTGCAATAACTGATCATATTGACCATAAACATATTTTATCATTTCTGCAATATCTTCATTGCAATGCAGGCAACAAAGATAACCAGAACTAAATTCTTCACGAATAATGTTAAGCATTGTTTGCCTTACTTCGTTAGTTAGGTTTGTAAGGAATCCTGCAACAGTCAATGTGTGATGGTGTGACCTGTTAAAATCAAGAAATTGTCTATTTTCAACTTTCATAAATTTGTTTTCTTTGTTCATTAATGTTTTTAAAGTTGTAATGCTCGTTGCAATAGTTCATTAAATTTTGGCCATACATTTCACGCAAGTAATCATAAGTTGCTAATGCTTTTATGTTTTTGTACCAATCAGATTTGTTGTTAACATACATCACGCAATCTTCAGGAAAGTCAAGATATGGATCAACACGTGATACAATCACTGGAACACCAGCATAAGCAGATTCAATAATCTTAAGGTTTGACTTATACGAATTGAATTTGTTTGCTATCAATGGAACAATTGAAATGTCTGCATTGTTGTACACCTGATAATATTCTGTCGGTTTCATTGCAGGAAATACCAATGGTTCAATCTTTAATCCACAAGTAAATGCAGACAGCATCATGTTTGATTCCGGCAGATCATGTACATAACCACCGAATGTTGTTTTTATTTTGCTCAATAAAATCGAATCTGATGCCACACGTTTCATTGGATTTCTTAATATTTCAACATCATCTTTGTGTGTGATTGAACCTTGATACAAGATTTGAACTTTATTGCTTTGATGTGGGTTAAGATTGAATTGTTCGAATCCACCTGGTATGGCATTTGGTAACACGTAAACATTTCTGTTGTAAACTTTGATGGCATCTGCAAGACGTTCATGTGTACAGGTAACGATGTCTGCATCAATCATATTATTGATGATTGCGTTTGAAACTCCATCTGCGTCCCAATGTGGTTTTAAAATGTGATTTTCAGATAGATGCCAATAGTCATCAATGTCTAATGCAATTTTGAAACCATACTTCACACGAAGTTCATTAATTTCTTTTGCATGATTAAAATTTGCATAACGGTTAAATACTAACAAATCACAACCAAACTTTTCAATAGTTTCTTCTGTAAGCTTGTTGGTGATGTGTGTGTCATGGTCCATGTTCATCAGTGGTGTGTACACCCGATGGTAACATGATCCTGCACGTTGGTTTATGATTCCGATTATCTTCATGTGTTATAGTTTTCTGATTATACCATCAACAATAATTGACAGAATCATTGCAAGGCACATGTAAGGGATTGCTATCCAATGAAACCCAGTAAGGAACAAACACAACCAACCGGACAGGCAGGTGTGACAATTTAAAGGTTTGAAGTTTAGTTTTGCTTTGAATCTGTATGGCATTTGTAGAATGTTTATCCAAACGAATGAAAGTGCAACTGCGTAGATTATTTCCATATTGATAGTTTAATTTGTTGTTTAGCTTTCTTGATTGCGTTGTAAATTGATTTAACTGGTATTTTGGTTATGTTTGATACTGCCCTGTATGATCCATGTATTGAATAAAGATTCAGCAGTTCTTGATTATACCAATATAGATTCTTTGATTCGTTTACACATTTGTCAATCAGTTCATGATAGTTGTCTGACGAATCAATTTGTTGTTCCATTACATCATGATGTAGTTCATCGTTCAGTTTGTGTTGTGTTAAGAATCCGGACCTGTTGCTAAATACTGAATTGGAAATAATCTTCACAAGGAAAAATTTCAATTGTTTTTTATTGTTTAGTTCAATTATAAATTCATCAGTTTTTTCACATAGTACGGTGAATGCATATTGCTTCAAGTCATCTTGCAGTTCAGCTGGCTTTATCTTATGAATCAAATCATTTACTTCATTGCTATTGTACAGTGCTGTAATAATTTCATTTTTGGTTTTCACAGAAAATGTGTTTACCAAAAATAAGAAATTAATTTGATTTAAAAAACCAATGGTACTTTATTTACATTTCCATGTTGTTTTTCAGAAACTGCCGAAGGCAAAAAATTATTCTCTTTCTTTTTTATTTCCTTTCCTTTCCTTTCCTTTATAGCATTGCGTTCGCATTGCGGTCGCAATGCGTTCGCATTTTCCCACCTCTTACTCGCTGATTTACTTGCTTTTATAGATTTATCTTTTCTTTCATTTAACCGCTTTTCTATGCTCATAGATTTGAATGTTTTTTTACCAATTATAAACAGGTCAAAGTCATGTATTACGCTCTTAATTATGTCGCAATGCGTTCGCATATCGAACGCAATGCATTCGCAATCCGTTGGCAATGCGTTCGCATTATTGTATAAATCTTCAACCAATGCCCAGTAGATTCCATACCCTAAAAGACCGTGCTTTTGTATAAGTTTTTTAATCTTTACATCAGTTCTGGCATTGAAATCATGGCTAAAATAAAACGTGTCTTTTGTCATAAAATTAAATTGATGGTATGTATTGTCTTTTTAAAGTATTATAAATAAATGATGCAGTACCAATTTTACCTAACCATGAATATCTTACTTTTTGTACATGACAGGTAACAAGAAATGGTGGTTTAAATGAACGATGAATGCACATACCATTGTCTGTCTTATTAAAGAAATGAGCAGAACCACTAATATTGTAAAGTGTTGGTACTTCATATTCACCTGTATCTTTGCTTTTTGCAATCTTTGTTGGATGCGCTACGATGAAAATATGTATGTTTGAAAGCAGTGCAAATGCTTTAAATTTAGTCAATGATTCACTTATGTATTGTGTTTCTGTTTGGTTTGGTGGTACTTTGTGTTCAATGTAATTCCAAGGATCAATGATAAGACCTTTGATACCTTTACGATGGACTAGTTCACGTGCCTTGTCAATGATACCATCAACAGTAACATCAACTTTATTAATGTTTATGAAGCTGAAATGCTCATCAATAATTCCAATGCTGTATCTGAATTCATCTTCATTCAATCTATATTCAGGATCATCTCTAAATTGAAATGATTTACCTGTCACCTTTTCTTGTAATTTTGTGACATGGAATGCTGATGGTTGATTCTCAAATGAGCATACTCCCCAATTCCATCTGTGATTCATTGCAAGCTTAGTCATGATGTAATCTAGAAATTCGGATTTACCGGATCCTGGTACACCTGTTATCATTGTAATTTGTCCACCGGCAAATGTAAGTAGTTCATCAAGTCCTGTGATACATGTTTCTGAACCTTTAGGATAACCATTAAGATAGTAATTGCAAACATCTTCATACATGTCATCCATTGTATGAATTCCTTCAATAGGAAAACACGTTGCTTTATTAATTACATTGTCAACGATTGCCTTATTATGCTTTACAAGTACATCGTTGATGTCTTTGCAATCATCAGGGTATAAAACTTTGTAACATTTTTCTTTGCCTATTCTTCTTGCAAGTTCTTCGCAAAGATTATTCCCTGGTTCATCATTATCTGTGGCAATGATAACCTTTGTTTTGTTCTCAAAATACTGATAACAGTTATCAAGATATTGAAGGTTATTACCTGCACCATTGGGGACAGATACAACATTGTAATGGCCGCATTCATACAGGGTAAGTGCATCAATTTCACCTTCAACAATTATTGCTGTTGTAGTATCTTTGATTGCATCAATGTTGTAAAAGATTAGTTCTGCATTCTTTGCAAGCTTGAAATCTTTGTCCTTTGCCCTATATTTTATATTGATTAGTTCTTCATCACGGTAGTAGTTGAAACATATTGCAGTAACTTCTTTCTGTGCTTTCGGCATCCATTCGTTCGATTCTGTGACATTAAAACGTAATAGAGTGTTATTGCTTATACCACGTGATTCAAAGTATTTTATAGTGGTTTCTGAAAGCTTAGTTAATCGTTGTATAGGTCGGTCATAAACTTTCTTTTTTAAATCTAACTCAATGTTGTATTTATCAGCTAAAAATGTAATTGCTTGATAGTAAGATTTGCTTTGATGTTCCATGATGAACTGGATAACATCACCGGATCGACCACAACCGAAACATTTGTAAATACCTTTGTCATTTGATACGTTGAATGACGGTGTTTTTTCTTGATGGAATGGACACAATCCAACTGCATTTGTTCCTGTGCGTTTTAGTTTGACAAATTGTTCAATCAAACTAATTATTTCAATTTGGTTTTTTAGTGATTGCATCGTTTAGTTTAGATAAAAAATGATGGCATTGATAATAATGCCATCATTAAAAGTTGTGAATTTACTTCAAAGAAATCATATAATCGTAAAAAGTAAAGAAATCTTCAGGTGTTTTTGCAACAAGGTATAATGCACCAGTGAGCGTGACATTCCTTTGATATTCCTTTTGATGGTCGGACATCTTATCTTTATTGACTTTTACTTCAATATAAATTGGGATACTGAAAGCAAAGTTTTTATTTCTGAAATGTCCTTTAATGTCTGATGTTCCACGATCACCTGTTCCCTTCTGCCATTCGATTCCATTTTCAATTCTTTCTAGTTTGCCGGTTAGGATATTGAACTTTTCAAAATACTTCTTAATTGGTCTGCCCATGTTGTTTGTACGTTCTGCATGATGACCGGTCCACTTCATGACATTACAGATAAGTGTTGTCAATCCGTTTGCTGTTTTGTACTTTGGTAAAGCGGGTTGAAAGTAATGACCTGATGAATAGGCAGAAGGGTATTTCTTTTTGAAATCTTCTTCGTGTGCTTTATAGTATCGTTGTTGCCAAGTCATTA